AAGCACCCCGGAAATGGGTGAGCAATGAACGACAAGCAGAGGGCGGACACCTATCGGAAGTTCCTGAGCCGTCTCTATGTCTACAGGAACATCACGATGGATCACTCACGAATTCAGCAGTGGCTCCAGAAACTCGATGAGTGGGGAGCTGCAGCTGACGACCAGATGGTATCCGACTCCGAATGGGAATCGATCATGACCACTCTGGCGTTACCTGAAGGACTGACACCGACCTAGCCACGATTGAATACAGAAAATGCTGAAGATCTCATACGGTCAGAACAAATGACGGAAATTCATCCCCCGGCTCTCATCACTCAGATTGCCGACATCATTGCTGATTGGAATGACAGAGTTGACTACGAAGACGATGCACGCCTGGTACTGGAGTGCGTGGCTAACTGGCTAGCGGAAGAAGGTTTCTGGCAAGCATCGGATGTTCTCATGATGGAAGCAACACAGTGAGCAAGATCCCGACTCAGCAATGGGACTGGGATGACGCCTCTCAAATCTCATTCCAGGAGTGGTTTCAGAGTTTCAGCGGACCTTTTACCTTCATGTCTGAATACTTCTACGGTGACTGCGCCGTAGAGGATTTGAAGACAAGAGAGGACTTGATGTACAAGTGGATCCATTTGGCTTACGTGACAGGCTATATGTACGGAAAAACCGACGCACAGGAAAACGGTTGACGTTACGCTGGAGTTAAAGAGTTTGCGCTGAAACTTTGTCGGAAACTTCTGAAACTCCTGATATTAGGCTTGATTCCGAGGTCCGGAACGACGGCGTATTGATCAATGCCATCACCGGCCTGGGCACTACCAAAGATAAGAGCGAGTATTACGCCGTCCGTACCCCAAGGCTGCTGGCTGAGCAGGAACTGGAGGCGCTGTACTACGACCCGCTGTGCCGCCGGGTAATCGATATTTATGCCGAAGCAGCTGTAACGGAGCAACCGACAATCAAGATCAGCGAAGAGACAGAAGACTACGAAGGGACAGTAAAGTCGTTTGAGAACTATCTAGAAGATCTCAATTTCTTTGACTACAGCGAAGAGGCGCTCAAGCTCCAACGCTTGTACGGAGGGGCTGCACTCTTTATGGTGCTCGATGATGGGCTGGCTCCTGATCAGCCTGTACGGCCTGAGCTTATACGGGGCATTGCAGACCTCGTCCCCCTCTCCAGACGAGAAATTACGCCCAACGACTACAACTACCTCAACTACAGGAACCCCGAGTTCTACCGGATCTCAACTAGCAAAGCCGTCTTTCAAGAAAACGACCTTCAATACCTGCTCGTCCACAGCTCAAGGGTTCTGCGCTTCGACGGACTATTCCTCCCCTGGCGACAACGGCTGATCAATGAGGGTTGGGGTATGTCGTACCTGCAACCCTTCTACGAGGTGTGGAAGCGGTACCGGGGTGCAACAGACGGTATGGCCACGATGCTCAACGAAATGGACCTGTTTGTCCACAAGATCCCGGGCTTAGCGAGCAAAGTCACCGCAGGTAAAGAGTCTGCGTTGCGGGCTCGCATGGAGGCGAATGCGCTGGCCAGATCGCTCTACGGCGGCATGGCTCTGGACACGGAGGAGGAAGTAAGTTTTGCTTCCCGTAGCCTTTCTGGGGCACAGGATCTGTTTGACCGGCTGCTCGACGACCTCGTAGCAGCAGCGGACATGCCCAAAACCCTGCTGTTCGGCCAGTCACCTGCTGGAGGATTGTCCGAATCTGGTAAGTACGAAGACAAGTCCTGGGCGCAATCAGTGGAGCGCTACCAGACCCACAGTCTCCGCAAGCCCTTGAACCAGTTCTTCCAGCTGGTTCTCTCCATGCCGCAAGGACCAACCAGGGGTCAAGTACCCGAGGAATGGAGCGTCTACTTCCCTCCCTACTTCTCGGAGTCTGATAAGGACAAATCCGAATTACGCAAGCAAGTCGCCGACACAGACAAGCTCTACGTCGACATGGGCGTGCTGACACCTATGGAGATCCGACAATCCCGTTTCGGTGGCACTGAGTACAGCATGGATACGGTACTCCTGGAGGAAGAAGAGCAAGCCCTGCAGCTCAAGCGGGAACTTGAGCAGGAGTCCATGGTTCAGGGCTTTGTCGGTCAACAAGCAGCGCTGGAGCAACAGCTCACCCCGCAAACCGAGCAGACTACCTCTGCGGAAGAGCAGCAGGTCAACACCGACTCTGAAGAGATCATCCACATGCATGGTTTGACCCTCCAAGCCAATGCGTCAAATGGGGTGTATCGAATGTGTGTTTTGACGGACACCCTGGGCCACAGGAAGGACGCCGAAAACGTAGTATTGGTGGGAAATCGATTCAACGACCGTAAGATTTATCGCGGTCATTTTGTGCGGGAAGACGGCACAATGGAAGTAGGACCGCTTCTGCTCGGCTTCTACTCATCGCGTTCCGCCTCTAAAGCCCTGCAAACTTTCGCTCCTGGCAGGAACACTGGAGTGCAGCAAATCAAGGAAAGCGATATCGAGCATCTGCAAACATCTGTCTTTGATTACCCGTGACGAAGAGAGAAGAAGCCAAAGATCTCTACCTCGCAGCACTGCGTGGTGACGTAGCCGCTCAGAGAAAGTGCACCGCAAACGGAAAGCCCTGCGGGGGCCGTTGCATCCCAAAAAACTGGAACTGCCGGATCCGGGGCGAAGGCGATACACCCCCAACCCGGGGGAATGAGGTCCAGCTGAGTGGCGCTCAAAAAGAAAGACTGAGGGGGCTACGAACCCGCCGCCGGAGAAATCAGACTATCCGGGTGCTGGCTGGTGCTGCTGGCGTGGCGGGGGCGGCTGTGGGGGCTGGCTACCTGGCCAGCAAGAATCCTCAAGCCACTCGCCGTGTAGCGAACCGTATGGGTGTGATGTCCAACATTGCAGGTATGGCATCCAACCTTCCCGGCCCAACAGGCGCTGCGGCAGGTGTCGTAAACATGGGCGTTGGCGCTTTTCAAGCTGGCGCAAACATGGGAGCCAGCCTGGCCCAGAACCAGAGAGGGCGAACACGACTCAGGCAACTAAAAGGTGTGTTGGCACAGACGCAGATCGCTTCTCGCCGAATGGGTGAAAGCATCGGCAAGCTCAAGAGCAAGCGTGAGGTTTACGAGCGTGAACGCTCCAGCCTGATGACCCGCATGGGGACTCAGGGAGGAACAACTGCCCAACGCCGGAGCCTTCGCTCCCTGGACACGACACTTAATCGCCTGACTCGGCAGATTCAGGAGAAAGAGACAGCCAGATCGGTCACCACACGCAGAATCGCCAGCATCACCAAGGCGACCCGAAACATTGAGGGACTCCTGACAGGCAACTACAACACAGCTGAGAAGGTAGTTCGCACCATCGAGCAGAGAGCAAAGGACTTCCGCTCAGGGCGCCGCCAGACCAGCAACCTCCGGCCCCAACGCCGCCGGGGGCCTAAGCCAGATCGCCGTAGTTGGCAGGAGCGCTTCGGGCTCGATGCCGAGGAGCAGCGTGCAGACAAGAAGTGCGGCTCCTCAGCAATCGAGGAGTCGAAGAAGTGCCACAAGGGATCTGGCGAAGGACGCCAGGTCGCCAAAGCGGCTGCAACCGCTGCCCTGGTAGCCGGCGGCGCCGTTGCGCTCCGTCACGCGAGCAAAGCCAGCCTGGGAAAGACGCAGGCCACCCTGGTACCTAAGGGTCCCTGGGTGGCGTCAAAAGGCCGGCGAATGACCGTCAAGGAGGTAGAAGCTCTCCGCCGGATGCGCGAAAAAGGTCAAGGTAAATACGGATCTCAGCCTAGGCGCCGTACTGGGGATGCGGTGGAGCATCACGGCGAAACATTCTCCGACTACAACAAGCCGAAGCGCACCCCCAACCACCCGACCAAATCGCACGCCGTACTGGCCCGTGAAGGTGGTGATGTGAAGCTGATCCGCTTTGGCCAGCAAGGTGTCGAAGGGAGCCCACCGAAACAAGGTGAGTCAAAGGCATATGCATCTCGACGCCGCGCCTGGAAAGCACGCCATGCGTCGAACATTGCAAAGGGCAAGATGAGCGCAGCCTACTGGGCAAATCAAGCCAAATGGTGAGCTGTGGAAGACCTGATCGAAGCTTACAACACAGCTCTCAAGAACGAAGAGCAAAAGATAATTGATATTGTCAACGGATCACTGGACCGAGCATTCAATCGTCTTCTTCGCCGTACATACGGTCAGTTACGTAGCGGTCGATTTCAGACTGCAGAGAGAAACGCTCGGGCTTTGGAGCTGATTCCTCCACTACGGCCTGACCAGGCTGACGAATACTTATCTGCGTTTCAACGCCTGTTATCTCGGTCAACATCTTTTGGCCTAGATCTAGCTGGACAGCTATCGAAGTCTGTAAAAGATTCTCAAGTTGGCGTAACCGTCCCAGTAGAAGCAGTTGTAGCAGCAGCAAGGACAGCGCGAGGATACTTAGAGAGACATGGAGCAACATTTTCTACCGCCGCCGCAGAGGTGTTATCGCAAGGTGTAGCAGAAGGGCGCCCTACTGAAGAAATGACAAAAGATCTGCAGCGCCGTCTGAAAGTTACCAAGTCGAGAGCTGAAGTCATTGTAAGAACAGAGTCTCTGCGCGCCCACAACGAAGCGGCTAATGCGTACTACACCCAAAACGGGATCGACCTTGTGATGTACTACGCCACAACTGACGACCGCTCCTGCCCCTACTGCACTGCCCACGCCGGGAACATCTTTAAGCGAGGGGCAATTGCTGTACCCAGGCATCCCCGCTGCAGATGCTATTTAGCGCCCTATAGCGACAATGTCTGGGAGGTCGATCCTGAATACGACAACCTCCGAAAGAAGCATCGCCAAGAAGTACTGCGTTACGCTAGGAATAAAGGTGTGGACTTAAGTTACGGTCCATCCGTTTTCGAAGAATTAGCTCCTATCCCGACGAGGGAAACATGAAAGAGACACGCATAGGCAAAGCCGATGGCAACAAGCCCGGTCTCTACGAAAACATCCGCAAAAAGCGCGAACGCATCGCCGCTGGTTCCGGTGAAAAGATGAAGAAGCCGGGTCAGAAAGGGGCTCCCAGCGCTTCTGATTTCAAACAAGCCGCCAAAACTGCCAAACCAGAGGAGAAAAAGGACATGGGTATGAAGAAAGGCTGTGACTGCACCGACGGCACTAAGGGCAAGTGCTCCTGCGGCAAGAAGGACGGCGGCATGAAGAAGTCTCCCTACGCCGACGGTTGCGGCTACATGAAGGACAGCGTGGCCGCTGACTTCAACGCTGTCCTGGACAGCATGGGCGTTGAAAAGATCTCCAAGGGCGAAGAGGAGCCAGACGACGACCGAGATGACAAAAAGTGCGGCGCCTCTGGTATCGCAGACAATAAAAAATGCAATAAGGGGACCGGAGCTGCACCAAAGGGCAAAGACTCGGATGTGAAGGCTCAGGCCCAGGCAAAAGCTGCGGAAATCAACAAGCCCAATAAAGGGAAGAAAATGGGCGCAGGCAAGCGTGCTCTCAGCACCTACCTCG